GCCTCGGACTCAATGTGCAACTCAAAATTGTTCCACTTTTTTCTATCTATAGATTGAAGTGTGTACATTCTCGTGGTGGCCGAGGAAACGACTCTTTCTGATTTAGAAGCAGATCCAACCTGTACGGTGTATGTATCATTTCCTCCAGCTCCTCCCTCGATCTTATGTACGCCTCCTGTTCTGTTGGTTGCGTACACTCCTCGGTTTTGGCCTTTACCAGCCACGGTTAGGTGGGTGAAGTCCCAAGCAGTATCGTTTACGGAATCTACGGACTCCCAACTTTTGTTAATAAAATTGTAAATGAGAAGTGTGTTGTTAGTTGTCGAACTTCCAGTTGGTACAGCTATAAAATATCTGTTATCGAAATATACAGCTACAGCGTTCTCTGCATAATCTTTGTTTATATCCTTAATGGTTGCTTCAATAGTTGCTGAAAGAGGTAGATCTCTGCCACGAAGGTTGTACAGATCCTGGAAGTCTACACCATAAATACCATTGTCGGACAAGAATATAAGATTGTTAGCTACTTGAACTATACTTTTTTTAGCCAGGCATCCTACTTCATCTGTTATTAGAGTACTTTTAGAATGCTTCAATACTAGACTATTGCTAATTAAATGTATACTACTTCGGTTAAAAACAACCAGCTTATCTTCAGAAAACGAGTGCAGACCTACGATAAAATCAGAAGTTCCTGCGTTCAGCCTAAACTGACCAAACATAAAATCGTAAGTATCACTATCTAATATCTGAGAAAATACAAGCTCATCATGTATATTTCTATCGGTAATTGTTGTACCGCTAGTATCCTCATCCATCGAGTACCTGAACGGAACTACTATTCTTCTTTGATGGTATGCTCCAAATGGAGGAGCTGGCATATGAATAAACCCAGAACCTTCTGATGCTTTTTCTAAGAAAGTTGGAGTAGCTAATAGTGTATCTTTTGACGTCTTGCTTCCATCTGTACATTCAGCAGGTACTGAGAACGTAAAACCTTTTTTAAGTCCTACAGTGGGAGATCCACTAGGAGCTTGGCTGCTCAATGTTCCAGATATATAAATTGAGAATGTTGTGGTGCTACCTATCTCAGCTACGATCCTGTTACCATCAACAGATGTATGGTAGTTCGCTATACTAATAGGGTCACCGACCTTTAGCTCGTGTCCTGATGATGTAGTGAACGTGGCTTTGTTGTACCCAGTAAAAGACCCTGTTCCAGATGTAGTGCTAAGACTAGTTGTACTTATCGTCAGTGGGCTGTCGTCTGTAACAAAAACTTCTTTTACAAATAACTCGAAGTCAAAGCTTCCAGGAGGCTCATCTCTTGGAACAGGTTGTCTTAGTCCAGACCCACTAATGTCATACCCAGTTTCATCAGGGTCTGTAATATCTGCATTTACACCGTTTTTTATAAATATAGAAGTACCCTGGTTGAGTGATCCAGTTTCAGATACTACCGTTGCTAGCTGGTTCACTATTTGAAAGCTTCCAGCAGGTACTATAATATCTTCGGGATCGGTAAAAGATCCGTTTTCTACTCTAGTAAATTCGGGATCTCCAGTTATGTCACCATCCCACTCTAAAGCGACTTTACCGTCTCTAAAGATAAATACCTTATTGAATGCTTGTAGCGCCTGTCCTCCCACTGCATTTATCCCAATGGGGTAGTCTATATCTAAGACGGAACTATCTGATGTTTTTACAATAGATGCCTTATTGGTTCCTACGCACAGTACATAACTTTCCGAATTGTTATTTGGATCGCTGTACTCTATCGCATCTTCGATTTCATTGATAGCGGTGTCGTCCAGGTGTGGACCTCTAACAGTACCCACTGTGGTTATGATGGAAAGTCCAGTAATGACTACTGTGATTCTGTCATTGGTTGGAGCAGATGCTATAGCGTAGTTCCCGTCTATCGGAATGACAGAACCTTCTGCATTGGTTCCCGCAAATCCAGTAAGGTTCACTGCTTGGCCAACCCAATTTGCAGCCGCTTGACCTTCGTAAGGAAATGCGTTCGACCCAAAAGATATTGTTACTGTACTGCCGCTAATAGAGGGAGTTCCTGTAATAGAAGGCCACGCATTGTTATGTAACCTAACAGACCCCACTTTGAGTGGAGCTGGCTGGAATGGAGATGCTAGAAAATTAATAGGCTTTCGCGTTTGCCACTCTCCATTGAGTCCTAGTCTACCGTTGTTTGATTCTGTCAATACGCCTGTAGGCAACTGGTCTGGACGCAAGCGATTGTTGAACCCCGTAAATCCAGTATCGAGTTCTTCCGCTATTCGGTCATCTTGTTTACCGTATCTGTCGTATCTAGCCATTTAGCAATTCCAAGCTCTCCTGCTCCAGTAGTTTGCGGATAGCTTGTTTTTAGTTCCTTTGATCCCGCCTGACCTAGCACAATAACTTTTTTTACGTGCTGGGTTACTTTTCTTTATACTCATTTTAGAATCCCCGAAGCGTACTATCTTTTCTTTTCCACCCTGGCAGGCTTTAACTACAGACTTCTTCCCGCCAGACACTTGCCTGCGCGGAACATTACACTTCATAGTTTTCTTATTTATTACCACTGTATTAGCGAGTTTTGCGTTTGCCAGCCATTGGCTTTTTTTTGCCTCTGGACGTTGCAGATTTAGATGGGCGTCCTACTTTACTTCCGTATGTTCCTGGTCCTTTTGGCATAATATTACTTACTCTTTTTTGCGGTTTTGGCTGATCGCTTAAATGCTTTAGCAGTGGGCGAACCTTTCGATCCTGGCTTTCTCATTCGTTCTTTTGATCCAGCCTTAATCCTTTTGCGTTTAGCGTGAATGTTTGCGTATAATGACATATGTATTCTATTTAACTTGTGAGCTTCCAAAATAAAAACCCAGTAGAGCTAGCATCCCTTGCCTTACTTCTGGCAACAACACAAACCCCTCTAAGTTCTTCCATTTGTCTGATCCTATTCCTAAAAATTTAAATATCCCTAACTTGTTCGCCTCAACGGTTACTGGTATATCAAAGAACGCCATGACAAAGGGAGCAAATACGACTGAGAAAAGTATACAGATTGCAATGAAACGTCTGATCCACGCTCCTCCTTCTCCTGTTCGTTTTGCTGCTCTATCTGCGGAATCATCTGATGCTCCTTGTTTTTTGATCATCGCATCAATAGCATTTGCCTGGATGTTCATTTGCGCTGAGATAAGTTTCATTACAAATCCCGTGACGCCACCTCCAAGCATTGCCACTAACTCTGATGTCATTTCTTTTTGTTAATCTCCTTAGCTATTTTGACGATAGAAAACCCCATAAAAATTATTGTGCAAGCTGATGCCAGTACAGACAATATCTCATTGGTTCCAGCTAAGAATATACCTGTACCTGACCCCAAAATTCCTATCATTGATCTTTCTACCACGTCTTCCACTTTTCTCACTTGTTGTACGTTAATGCAAATTGCTTCAACTTACTTAATGGAAGCTTCCTAAGCTCTAGGTCGCTTTTAAGTTTTTGCCTGTTCTCTATATTAAAACAATCTTTGTCAAAAAATACGTAGTCCCTGAAAGTTTCGTACTCCCATCCGCTTTCTTCACAGATGGAACCCAGTATCCTTTCGTAGTCACTAAGGGCCAAGAACCTATCTCCATTAGATCCACCTATTCTTGTTACGCCCCTCATGATCGTTCAATAATTAGCCGACCCAGTTCGTCTCTGTAAGTTTTTATGGACACGCCATCGTCCTGCAATGGGCCAATGAAAGAAATGGGTTTGCTTGGAACTATTTCACCACCCATGTTCGATGGAGCCAATGGGGGGTAAGTGCCAACTGAGACTATATTAGTAAATTCAGATTGACCAAATTGATTCCACGCCAAAACACGGTAGCTTAATGTAGACCCGATAGGTAAATAACTATCCAACCAAGTAGATACATTTTCATTTGTTGCTCCGACTAAAGCCCAATCAGCATCATCCACCTTACGCCACACCTCAAACCCAGCCTCATTTGTGCTGTTGTCCTGCCACACCAGTCGAAGATCGGCAGCGTATATGCTCGTTGTGAGCATTATGATTGCTAAGAGTGTTCTCATGAATTATCCTCCAAAGAAAGCTCATCAATCAATATAGTGTGCGACTTGTTTATCCCACCAAATCTCAAATAGCGAATGCCTGTAAAATTTGAATGAAAGCTGAACGATGACGAAGTATTTGTATCTGGGCTTGAAAAATCAGATGACGTTGACTTTGTTAAAGTAACCGAGGTTGAGGCTATATCAATTTCCAGTTTAGCGTAGTGCCAAGCCGTCGTAGATACATTGTTGGTTGTCGGGATTAAATTTGAGGAATTTTGTGAAAACCTCCAATTCCATGAGCTGTTGCCTATTGTGGCAGAGGCGTTAGTTGCAAACCCAGAATCAGGAGACATTTTCATCCATGATCTGTTAGATCCACCGCCAATTCGTTTCTCCTGCCAAATTAGGGTGAAATTTGAATATTCCGCTCCCAGATCTAGCTCTGCGTAGCTATCGCCTCCAGAGGTTACTACCTCAAGCGATTGCAAACCAGTTCCTGGATCGCTTGTATCGTCGTAATCTACGGTTCCAGATCCGACAATGGTGCTGGTAAACCCAGTTGGCGCTCCAGTACCCTCAAATCCCTCTGGGCCGTAAACGTATGTAGAGCCGCCGCCTGAAGCAGGTTTTAAACTGGATTTCCAACGCAGCATTACAGTTTTTCGTACTCGCCCTGAAACGTGACACTGAGGTCTCCAGCATTAGCTTTAGCTGTAGCGTTTTCCTCAGCCGTAAAACAATTCTTGATGTGGGTGCTAACTAGGGAAACCATTTCGTTCCAATCCTCTAGCGTGTTGTGACGAAACTGCTTTTGCCAAACCTCTTCGGTGTATTCAATTTCATTACCTTCTTCGTCTTCGTCGGAGTAAGTGACAGTGACACGTTTGTCCATCTTCCAGCTAGCGTAACCAGTGGATGTTGGGTCTGCTGTCAGCATAGACAACACTGAGGTCATCTTAACCTGACTGTTCTCGTTTGTTCCTATACGCCACAAATCAAAATTTTCATCAAGCCACTCAACACCAGCTTGCTCCATATCCCAACGATCTGAGGTGATTGAATCTTTAAGCCTACTTTTAGCTTCTTCTTCCTCAAAGTTTAGTACGTCCCAAGCCTGTACCCAACCAGCATCACGCTGTTCAAACTTTAGTCGAACGTATTGCAGAACCTCGTTATACTCTGGCCTGGGGTCAATGGTGTACGTGTAGCAATCGTAGCTAGATAGCACAGCATCGTTCAAGGGATTAGGAAAAGATACATTTGGGTTGTCACGCTTTAGGCGAGCCTCTGAATACTTTATAGGATTACCGTCTGTAAGTTTTAGTATGTTCATGATGCTACCCCCGATGCCATTCCGTACAATGTGCTGTTCACCTTCCAAACAACTATAATATGTTCGTTAGTTGTATCTAATGTTGGAGCTGATCCTCCGACCCATTCCATTGTCGGCCAAGTTGCGGTCGATCCAGATCCGTCATCAATGCTCAACGTGATTGACTCGCCATCCGCAAGCGAATCTGTGAATGTCACGTCACCCGAAAATGTCAGTCGTTGGATCGTTCCGTTTGCTGGATCAAGTGCGGTTGACCCAGTAACCCCTGTTGTGTTTACGGCTTTTTCAATAATTTCGCCGTTGATGTCTAAAGATGTTGCCGATACCTCGCCAGTAACGGAAACATCGCCAGCAATAGCTGTGTCACCATTACCCTTAACTGTGAATTTGTCAGCACTATTAGCATTAAACTTCATAAAGAATCCACCCGTCAAAGCACCACTTCCAGTGCTTGGGTGAAGAATCCTTATCATGCCACCATCGGACTCAAAATTAGTTCCACTGCTATTTATTACAATCGCCTTACTGGCGTTCGATGCACCAGAAACATTAACTTCTAAATCTGAATTTAAAACTGTGTCTCCAGCAACGGTCAAAGTAGACGCCATATCTACAGCTCCGTCTATATCTACAACATCTAGGTTAGCCGTTCCATCGACATCTAAATCTCCTGAGATGTCTATAGACCCGACCGTAACGCCATTCGTAGTTGTTGCTCCCCGACCCGTAACCGAATCTAGTGTGTCAGATTCTGATTGTAAAGCAGAGTCAGCTTTTGCCCCCTGTGCGGCAGTTGCATAATCCGAAGAGGCGAACGCCTTTACTTCTGCAAGGTTTGTTACCTCCGAATCCATTAAAGCACCAGCGGCAGTGACGTTTGTTGTGTCGGTTACATCGGCGCTATCTTCAATGTTAGACAACTTAGTTATGTCGCCCGACGAAGTAAACTTGTGCGTTGTTGAGCTGTCATCAATGTCATCAGCATCTAAAACAACAGCACCAGTTTGTGTGTTCACGGTAATAACGGCACTACCCATAAAGACCCACGCCGATCCGCTGTAACGGTAAAACCCAGCAGAGTACCCTGTAGTTGCAGCAATAACTAAATATGTGTCTCCAGCCGTAGGGCTTCCTGGAAGATTAGCATAAGTTGATTTTTCTCCCTTTAGCTCAGGCATCAACTGAGTCTTATCTATAGCATCATCTATCTGTGTGCCTGTATGTGAACTGTTGTACGCCATTACTGTCTTACGTTAAATGTTTCTCCTGCCGAATCTACGAATGACTGAGTACCACCAGCACCATCGTCTACAAGAAAACTCTCGTAAACGGTTGCTACTACCCCACCAATTCTAGCTCCTACGCGACCCGCCCGTAAGAACTCAAAAATGTTTTTAAGTCCTACGTTTCTCATCGGGACTAGTCTACGAACTCGGTGCTTTGAATGATAGAAACTCCACCAGAACCAAGGAACTTAGCTCCCTTAGCGGCGTTCTTGCTTAGTACAATAAGTCCTTGTTCTTTTACAAGAAGATGACCATTGGATGCAGTTGGGGCAGATCCATCAAATGTAATAAGTACATTGTTGTCTTGGACATCAATGACTACATAATCAGTGTCAATGTGGAAAGCAGCAAATGCTGCTCCAGCACCAGTAGTTGCTGCTGATAGGTTTTCTGGAGTTCCGTTCGGGTTTACGTTCCCGATGTATAGGTTGGATGTTCTTGAGTTCATTATCTGGATTGGTTGGAGACGTAGGTATTAAATCTTTTCTTGACCGTGTTGTTGTTCATTATCTGGTCAGTTTTTTCTAGCTCAGTTGCTAGGTACTTATTAGCTACTTGCTCTTCATTCATTGCCTTGTCGTGCTGGCCATCCATTCTTAGGAAGTCAGCATAAGTTGAGTGAGCTACGTAGTAAAAAAATTCTAAAGGAATCTCTTGAGTGGACTTGTCACCATCAATGTTCCATGTTGTAGGTAAGTCTGCTAGTTCCTTCTTGTACGTTACAAACGCTGAAGAAGCATCAGCAGTACTAGTATTGATTACGTTCGCACCGTTAGACTGAATAAAGAACTCGAACTCCAGTGCAGAGTTTCTAACAAATGGCTGAGTTCTGTGAATGCGTATAAACTCAGAGATGTCATCTTTGTCAG